TGCAGCAATGCTGCATGTTTGATAGTGATCTTGGCGCGATAGCAAAGCGGTTATGCCCCGGATTGCAAATCCGGTTAGACCAGTTCGACTCTGGTTCGCGCCTCCAAAAATTCTAAAGAAAATCAAATACTTATAAGGCCCTTCGGGGCCTTTTTTCATTTCCTGCACGACTCAATATAGGCTCAATCGATCTCAAACCGCGCAGAAACTGCGGTCGAACCACGCCTAATTTGCATAGTTTGTCGATGAGGTGAGTACACTCCGGCCGAACTTCACAGGAGGTGAGTTTGTCGAGTGTGCGCAAAACGCCCCGAGGGCGATATGAGCTGACGATTCGCAGCAAGCTGCTGCCAAAGCCTGTCTACATGACATTTGATGACCAGGCCGAGGCCGAGCAGTACGGCCAGCAGGTCGACCAGCTCCTCGCTGCAGGCGTGGTGCCCGCAGGCTTGGTGCAGCCGACCTCCTCGGCGCCCAAGTCCACTGAGCGCCTGCGCTTCGTGCTGGTCGCCTGGATCAACACCGGGCAGCCGGCGGCCACGGATATCCCGGTCCTCGAGCTGCTGGTCGACGAGGTCGGCAAGGTGCTGATCGCCGACCTCACCTACAAATGGGCCGAGGCCTGGGTGCGCAGCCTTAAGCTGGAGCGCAATTTCTCCCCGGGCACCATCCGCAAGCGCCTGGGGTCCCTGTCCCGCTGCCTAGACTGGTGGCTGCGGCAGCATCCCGATGCCATGGTGGGCAACCCGCTGCGCCTGTTGCCCAAGGGTGCTGCCACTTACACGCCGAAGGACCGGGCCGACATCGAGGCCCTCAACGCTGCGGCCGGCGACCAGGCCAGGCCCAAGGTTGCAAAGGAAGATGTCCAGCGCGAGCGGCGGCTGCTGCCTGGCGAGCTGGAGCGCATCGAGCGGGTGCTGGCCGGCGAGCGGCGACCGGACCGCGAGCGCACCATCAAGCTGGACGACGCGCCAGCCCTGCGCGCAATGTTCCTGCTAATCCTGTACACCGGGCTGCGGCTGCGCGAGGCCTATACGCTTCGGCGTGGGCAGTTCGGCCTGGCGACGCGGGTGATCCGCGCCAAGGCCAGCAAGCAGTGGCACGGCAAGGTCAAGTACCGCGAGGTGCCCATTCGGCCCGAGCTGCTCGGGGTGCTGGAGGCCTACCTGCAGGCCCTGCCGGATGAGGGCGAGCAGCAGCTGGTGTTTCCGTGGTGGACGGGGGAAGAGGATGCGCAGGAGCTGGCCAGGGTCTCGTCGCGGCTGTCCAATCGGTTCGCCAGCCTGTTCGGCTATGCGGAGTGCGACGGGCTGACGGAGCACGACCTGCGGCATGAGGCGACGTGCCTGTGGTTCGAGATGCGCACGAAGACGGGGGACTGGATGTTCCGCGAGGCAGAGATCCACCGCATCATGGGCTGGGCGCCTGGCAGCAAGATGGCCCAGCGGTACGCCAGCTTCCGTGCAGAAGATCTGGCGGCCCGGATGTGGTCTTAGCAGCCGGCCGCAGCCAGCGGCGGCAGGGGTGGCGGTATCCGCCGTTGGCGGCCGCGCGGCTTGGGTTGGGTTGTCGGCAGGAGCGCTGCCGGCGTTGCGGTCGATGGAGTCGCTGACGCTGCCTTCGCGGCTTTTCCGCGTCGCTGGGCGTCGCCGCGCGCTGCCTCCAGACGCACGCGCCTGGCGGCCGCTTCTTCAAGCGCCATTTCGTTGAGGCGCTCGAAGAGTGCCTGGCGCGGGATGATCCAGCCGCGACCCACTTTGAGGCCTGGCAGGTCTCCGCAGATCAAGCGCGCCGAGGCCGTTTCCTCGTCGCAGTCGAACATCGCGGCGAGGTCTTCTACCGTCAGGATTTCGGTGTCAGCGCTGGTCATCGCTGCGTGCCTCCAGTGCGTGTTTTGGAACGTTGAAAAACTGCAGGCGCCCCTTCCACGGCACGAAGGGAATGGGCCTGCTGTCGCGCAGCACGAAGCCAAAGCTGCCCTCCTGTTTCCACTTCGAGGGGCTGTGCTCCACGCAGTCGACGATGCGGGTCCAGCCCACCAAGCCGCCCCGCTGCAGCTCCTCGTACGCAGGCAGCCCGCTGGCGGGAAGCATGCCGGCGTTGCCCAGCTCCTCGGTGATCTGGTCGTAGTAGGCGCGGGTCATCATGAGTCCGGCGTGCACCAGGACGTTCCCTCGAAACGTAGTGGTCCAGTCGCGGTTCTCGATGTCCTTGTGACCGTGGACGATGAGCCAGGCCCAGGGCTGGCGAATGCTCAATGCGGGGATCATGCTGCCCTCCTGATTGCTTCCCTGCGGTTCCAGTTGGCCGAGATCACGGCCCTGCCCAACGAGGGCGGCACGGCATTGCCGCACATGCGCACCTGGGTGGTTTTTGAAAAGACGCGGCCGTCGTGTCCTCGATCGATGATGTAGGTGCGGGGGAAGTCGTTGGCGTTGTAGAGTTCGCGCGGCGTGAGCATGCGCAGCTGGATGTCTACGATCACGTACGGTGTGCCGCGCAGCCAGACCGTGACCAGGGCCAGCCTGTCCTTGGTGGTGCTGGTGGCCATGGGCTCGCTCAGGTCGCCGAGCTGGCCGCCCTGTCCGTAGTAGCGGATGAGGAATGCGGCCACGCGCAATGCGCCTGCCTCGACCTCTGGCGACAACTGGTACTCCACCATGCCAAAACGCGTCGCGCCGGCAAGGACCGTCTGCGCGGGGTCTCGCAGATCGCTACCGACCACGTTCTGGCCGAGGGCCGTGAGGTGTGCTGTGACTAAGCGCTGCTGCGAGCCGCTGGCTGTGCTGGTGGTCAGCGGTGAGCGTGCATCGTGAGCCGGTGTAGCGTTGAATCCGCCGTTCGCTTGCTCGACAAAAGCGGCCACCGCCGCAAATTTGCCCGCGCCCACCACTGTCCCCATGGGTTGGGTGAGGTCCAACGCGCGAGGTGCTTGGCCTTCGCGCTCGCCGTATCCCATCTGTACCATGGTGCCTACGGCCAGCGCCTGGCCGCCGCCGCTGGCTGTCACGGTGCCTAGCGGACCACTGATATCGTTGGCGCCGTAGCTCCAGCGTTTGTTGCCGTCCTTGCCCTCCCCGTGGCCTGCCTGCACCAGATAGGCAGACGCCAAAGCTGTCTCTCCGCCCTTGGCCGTGGTGATGGTCCGCATAGGGTTGCGCACGTTGTATGAGACATCCCGCGAATGCGTAACCGGGACTAGGGCAGGGGCGACGAGCATCAGCTCGCCACGATTGGCGCCAGTTACAGTGCGGACAGGATCGCGGATGTCGTGCACACGCACGGCGCCCTGGTGTGTAGCGGGCACGATGAACGGGTCCGCACTTTCAAGCACGTACCTCTTCATGCCGTGGGCAATGCGTCGCATCGTGGCATCGGCCAGCGGCTTCTCGCGCTCGAAGATGCTGCGGCCCTGGATGCTCCAGTCGATGCACTCAGCGGCCGACCGCCAACGCTTCTGGCCCTTCGTCGGCTTCTTGTAGTGCGTGGGCTCCGGCCATTGGATGGGCGCCCCGTCGCAGCGGGCGACCATGAACAGACGGGTGCGCGTAGTTGGGGCGCCGTAGTCGGCAGCGCAGAGCACGCGCCATTGCACGACGTAGCCCAGGCACTCCAGCGCCCGCACGAACGCGCGCCAGGTGCGGCCGGCGTGCTTGGGGTCTGGCACCAGGTGCTGCTCATGCACCGGCACGCGCTCGCCGGGCGCGGCCACCGTACCGTCCAGCTTTACGACACGGCGCGTCTTAGGGCAGCGCTTCGCAATGAGCGGCCCCCACAGCAGGATCTGCTTGACGTTCTCCAGCGTGATGATGCGCGGGCGCTTCACGCCGGCCCAGCGCACGCCGATCCATGCCAGGCCGCGCAGCTTCTTGGAGCGAGGCTGTCCGCCGCGCGCCTGGCTGTGGTGGGTGCAGTCTGGCGACAGGTGCAGCAGGCCCACGGGCCGGCCGCGCGTTGCCTTGCGCGGGCAGACCTCGGACACGTCCTTACGGTAGTGCTCGGTCTGGGGGTGGTTCGCCTCGTGCATGCTGCACGCATCGCCGTCGTGGTTGACGGCGATATCCACATGGCGGCCGATGGCCTGCTCGATGGCTTCGCTCATGCCGCCGCCGCATGCGAATTCGTCGACGATAAGCTCGTCGTCCAGGCCCAGGATGAATTGAGGTGTTTGCATTGCCAACGCCTCACTTCGCTGGCTGGTTGGCCGTCGCAATAGACGCGTCGATCGCGTCGTCGAGATCCTGCCCATTCAGCACCACGTTGTCAGGTGTGCGACCCGCAAACACGCCGCCGAACTCGATGGTGCTCAGGTCTCGGCTGTGCAGGAAGTCGTAGCGCGCGGCCTTCTTGACCGTCTCAGCATCCACTGCAGGCGCAGCAGGTGCAACTTCTGGAGCCTGATCCGCGAGGTGCTGCAGCTCCTCCGCCAGCTTCCGCAAGTTTTCGCTGCTCCGGTCCTTTCCTGAACGAGACGCCATGTTTGCGAACGTTGCCATGCGCTCCAGCTCGTCGCGCGCCACGGGCCATGCCATGGGTGCAGGCGCAGCAGATGCAAGCGCGGCGCGCGCCTTCCAGACGAGCCAGTACGTGGCGACCTCGAATTCCTCGTAGCTTTCACCTTCCCGTTTTAGCGAAAAACCGGAAGTATCTTTGAGCATGAAGGCCTCGAATGCTTCGCGCTCATCGCTCACTGCCAGCGGGCCATGGATCAGTTCCCAGAGTGTGCGGCGCTCCCATTCCTCGTTCGCAAACTGTTCGGCCGTCATGGCTTCACGCTCGCCCTCCAGGTCATGGAGCCGCTGCGCCGCGTCAATGACGTGGCGCTCGGGCACGCCCACGCCAAAGCTGCCGCCGCCAATGCGCGCCGGCTTTGTGAGCAGAGCTGCAGGCGCAGGTGATGTGGTCTGCGGCACATAGTTCACGCACGGCAGGGTTTCGCCATCCAGTACCTTTGTCCGCGCCTGGCCGGCAGCGGAGGGCACCTCGACAGCCTCCCCGAGGATCACTCCCCAGCAGACGGAGACCACTTCTGGAGACCAACCGTATGCACCTGCATCAGTGCGGAACAGGCGAAGAGTTTCCTCCGCTTCGTCTTGCGCCTTCTGGGCTGTCTCGTGGCGCTCGAATCCGCATTCGTTGTCATGGCTGAAATACCCCACGACCCGGGCCGGCCCCGCCACAGCGGCAACCATCGCTGCATCAAACGCGGCGTCGAGCTTGCGGACAACTTCGCCCGGCCCATCGGATGCAATGATGCCCGCGGAGTTGATCAGATCGGACGGCTTCATCGGGTGGGCACGTGGCGCCGCGGCCGCTGTGGTGGATGCAGGCGAATCGGACAGCACGCCGCAATGAGGGCAGTGGTAGACGGTAGTCTGCTCCGGTGCGATGCTCTCGCCCCGCGCTGTCAGGAATGCGCAGAAATTGGCGACGTCCACAGGGTCGCCCTTGGCTACGTGCTCGCGCAGAAGATTGGACAGGTGCTGCTGGGTGCATTCCGGCGTGTCCCAGCCACTGCGGCCTTTGGCGCGTGCCTTGGCCAGCTTGGTGACCATTGCCATGGCCAGGAGCCCGACAGCGTTGTCGTCGTCATGGGTGATGTTGATTGCGATCATTGGTGGGCCTCCTCAGTCTCGGTATTGATGATTTCCAGCTCGGTGTAGTCGGCGGTCAGGTTCCAGCGCTCGGCCGCGTCCAGGGCGTCCTCGTCGAGCAGGTCGACCTTGGGGTCGATGGGCAACTCGATCAGCCACGCGCGGTCGCCGAGGCGCTCGGTGACCATGGCCAGGCGTCCCCTGGTGGGCAGGAGCTTCTTGCCGGGTCCGCGCAGGTCGACGCGGATGCGGACCTGCTGCAGCGGTTCGATGGAGTTGGGAGTGGCGACCTCGGCGGCGGCCATCGCGTCGGCGATCGCGCGGGCGGCCTCGGTGGCCGTGGCCTTGCCTTTCTTCAGCTTGGGGGTGGCCTGGTCGGTCGGCGTTGCAGTGCCAGCGCGGGCTGCGGCCTCGGCCTTCATCTCGCGCTGTACCTGGGCCTGAATCTGCTGCAGGTCGACTTGGGCCAGCGGTGCAATGACATCCAGCTGGCGGGCCTCGTTTGTAGGGCGGTCGAAATGGGGCTCGAGATCGACGGCGCTGGTCAGCATCAGCAGCACCATGTTCTGCAGCCGGACGCCGGTGCCTACGGCTTTCGCCACGGCCGCTTCAAGATCAGCTTCGCCGAAGGACGGGACGAGGTTGAAAATGTGCTGCAGCAACTCGTCCTCGGTCTCGCGTGCAACCGCCAGCACGATCCTGTGCGCCACGGACAGCGGTAGCTCATCCAGTGCTTTCGGGTCGGTCTTGGTGCGCAGGCCGTCAATCGTCGCGCGCACGGCCGCGAGCCGCCAGCGGCGCTGGTACTCGGCCTGCAGCTCGTCACGCGTTGGCTCGGCGGCCTGCTCGGTCTGGGCCTTTGCGGTCGCCTGGCGCTCGCCCTTGACCTTCACGGCCGCGCTAGCGGTGTGCGTGGGCACGGCTTCCACCAGGTTGCCGCTGGGCGCCTCGATCAGCACCACGCTGGCTGCCGGCACGTCCTGGCCCAGCACCTGGCGCACGGGTGCGCTGCTGCCCTGGCTGGGCTTGTCCAGCAGCAGGTAGCCACGGGGCGCGCCGTTCTCGCTGGGCATGATGTCGCGGGCCTGGCGGCCGGTGATGATCTGCTGCCCGCGCTGCTGGGCCTGGGCCTTCACGCGGTCGAAGTGGGCTTCCTTCTTGTCGGCAAAGCATGCGGTGTCAGTACAGACGTCTGCATCGTTCTTGTCCCACAGCTCGGGCGACGCGCCTGTGTGCTTGGGGCAGACCGTGCATGCGCCGGCAGCGGGGCACAGGGTCGCGTCGTCGAGCGCGAAAGGGGCCTGGTCCAGCTTGAGCATGTAGCTGCGGCGTGCCAGGTCCAGCGCGTTGCGATAGCTCATGGGGCCGTTGTCAGGGCCGCCGGTGAGCACGCGCTGCGTGTACTCGGCCTGGATGGCCTGCGTGGGCCGCTGGGCCACCAGCAGGGCCACGCTGCGCGTGAGCGTGCCTGCCTTGAGGCCGGTGATGGCCTCGGGGCACAACGTCAGCAGACGCAGGGACTCGAACACATGGGTGCGGCTCTTGCGCAGGGCCTCGCCAGCTGTGTCGGCGTTCATCCCGTGGTCTTCGACCAGGCGCTGCACGCCCAGGGCTTCGTCCAGCGGGTTGAGGTCGATGCGATGCAGGTTTTCGATCAGCTGCATCAGCTGGGCCTGCATGTTGTCCGCATCCCGCTCAAGATAGGGGACGGCGCGCAGGCCTGCGATCTGGGCGGCGCGGTAGCGGCGCTCGCCGGCGATGATTTCGTGCGTGGCGTGGCGCGTGGCCGCGTCCTCGAACGTGTCCTGCAGGCGCTCGGCCGGCAGGCGGCGCAGCAGCAAGGGCTGCAGCACGCCGTACAGCTTCATGGTGGCGGCCATGTCGTGCAACGCATCGTCCTCGACCACGCGGCGATTGGTGCGGCTGGGCACGATCTGGATGATGGGCAGCGTGGGGTGCTGGTCCGCTGCGTCAGCGGGGCCGCGATCGTTCACGACCTCGAAGGCATCCATGGGCAGGTTGACCAGGCTGTCGCCCACGGCGATCTGGTACTGGCGCCCGCCCGGCGTCTTGCCGATCACCTTGCCGCGCTGGCCGGCCTGGGGGTGGGGCTTGCCGCCCTTGCCCGTGGCCTCGGTGCTGATGACGATCTCGCGGTCGATCAGGGGGTCTTTATTTTTGGGAGCCACGGGCGGCCTCCTTTTCATTGAGCTGCTGCACGCGCTCGGCGGCCACCTTGCGGCGCTCGTCGAGTTGGTCGGTGGGCATGGGGTCGAATTGATCGCATTGCGTGGTGGCTGCAAACGTGTGGCCTGGTGCGTACCGCTTGCCGCAGTGCGCGAAGCCCAGGCGCACCATGCGGGCGTCGCTGGTGTCGGGCTGCCAGTGCGAGCAGGCCCTGCAGGCGGGCTTGCTCATGAGTGGCACCGGGGGTACACGCGCTTGCCGCTGATCAGGCTGGGCAGCTTGAAGGCGTCCATGGCGCCCGGGCGTACGGACGGCTGCAGCTCCGTTGCCACCAGGGTGCCCTTGGTGGTGCTGGCCCGGATCGGTTGCTCGCGCACGGGGGTGGTCACGCGCTCGCGCATGCGGCGTTGGCGCAGCGCTTTGGCGGATGGCACAGGCTCTTGCGCAGAGTCGATGGCACGGCGATTTGTGCCAAAGCCGGCGCCGTGGTTGATGGGGGTCAGGGCGGTTTTCATGCGAGATCCTTGCGGGGGCTGGCCGTGGACACGGCGCGGATGAGTTGGGCCAGGCAGTCCATGCGCTGCCAGGTGAAGCGGGGGGTGGAGGTGTACAGCTCGGCCTGCTGGCCCTTGAGCTGGCGCGCCAGCGTCATGGCGGCATGGCTGCTGCTGGCTGTGTTGTCTGGATAGATGTGCCGGGCATGCACGGCCTGGCCGTCCTGCGTCTTGAGTTCGACCTCGAGCACTGGCCGGCCATCGGTTGCGGTGCGGCAGACGCAGGCGGTGACCTGCCCCTGAATGCGCAGCTCCATGGTCAGCCTCCTGTGAACAGGTGGATTGCCGATGCGATGAAGGGGCCGGCGATCAGGGCCGCGGCAATGGCAGTCAGGGCCACCAGTTGACGGCGCACGATGCGTTGATGCCGGCGGTTGGGGTGCGGCCCATCCAGTTCAATGCGCGGCCTGCTCATGGCTGCACCCTGATGGCCGAGGCGCTGTGCACGCGGTGGAAGCACTGCGCCAGGAGCACGGCCAGGCCTCCGCTCAGGTAGGGGCCGGTGAAGGTGCGGCCGGCGACACGTACGCGGTAGGTATTCATGCCGGCCTCCCCTCGAATGCGTGCTCGGCCAGGAAATCCTTGGTCAGCGGGTATTGCCGCAGGTACTCGCCGAAGTCGATGGCGGCGCCACGGCCGCGCCAGTGGATCAGCTCCCGGTACAGCTCCGGCCTGGTCTGGGCTGGTGGTGCCGTGTCGATGACGAAATAGCGCCGGTCGTCGGGGCCGATGGGTGTGGCATCGGCGGTGACGAAAACGAGATTCAGGCGATTGAGCTCGGTGCGAACGGGCTGCGCCTTTGCGTTGATTTGCAGGGTGGGGTGGCACATCAGGGCCTTGATGTGCTCGCGATGCTTGTGGACTGTGGGCAGCTCGTCGAACTTCACCAGGCGCTTGCCTGACAGGAAGCCGTTGAAGGGTTCATCCAGCAGATTGGCGCTGCCCAGCGGAAGGTAGGCGGCGCCGTGAATGAGGTCCATGGCGTCCAGCAGCATGGCGGTGCCGTTGCCGCGCGGGCCGCGCAGTATCAGGGCCTTGCTGAGCTTGCCGTGCGGGTGCTGCAGCGGGTGCGCCAGCCAGGACAGCAGCAGGCTGGCGGTGATGGGGTTGGGCTGGCCGCCGGGAGCGCTGGTGAGGTGCTCCACCAGGTTGAGCGTGGGTTGGACGGTGCTCATGCTGCATCTCCCATGTGGCGCTTCAGGCTCTCGCGGGCGTGCAGCAGGCGCATGGTCAGCAGGCCGAGCGTGGTTTCCCGGCCCCAAACGCCCGGTCGGCCTGCGTATTTGATCAGGGGATCGAGCAGCTCCGCCCAGCGCGCGTATTCGTCCGGCGACAGGTCGCAGGAGGCGAGCTGCTGTTCTGGTGCTGGCAGCGTTGCATTCGCGGCCTCGGCGGCGGCTTGGGCGCGCGTGATGTCGATGGTGACGCGCACGACGTCGACCTGGCCGCGCAGCTTCTTCAGCAGCAGGCCGACATCGGTTTCTTGGTGGGGATCGTTCTCGAAGCCGGCGGCGAACTGCTCGGCCTCTTGAAGCGCTTCATGGAGCGCGAGAAGGGGGGCAAGGGACATGGAACCTCCAGCGCCCGGAATGGGCGTGGAGGCGATTATTTCCCCGGTGGGTAAAGTTGTCTATACCCTTTGGGGAAACTTGTGGCTTTCTGCTCAGCCCTTTGGGGAAGCTTTCTCAGCGTTCGCAGCCATCCTTACCGTTGCGTCGCTCAAGTCCGCCAGCATCAGACTCATCTCTTTCCCCACTCTGGCAAAGATGAACACCAACAAGCCACCAGCGATGCCTCCGATCGCGGCAGGAAATCCGGCCCGCATGGAAAGCGACAACCCACCGAGCAGGATCAGTACTGCGAGAACGACGCCGCACCAGTAGAGCAGGTTGGCTACGGCCCTGAACGTGGGATAGATGCTCGCCGCGCGCAGGGTGTCCACAAACTCTGCTGGGTCTACGTCGGTGCCATCACCCGCTGTTTGTTGACGGATGGGGGCTGCAGGCACGGCACGCCGTGGGGCCTGGGTCTGCGCAACCGCTTCCACCTTGCTGTAGATGGCGCCGCAGTGAGGGCATGCCAGGGTGGTTGATGGATCGATAGAAGCGGTCTGGCCGCACTTTAGACATTGCTTTGAGATCACCTGACAACCTCCTCCCGGTTCCGTTGTTTGAAGATATAGATCCTGGCTGAAGCGCGCTTTTCAGGCTGCGCTTCTATGGCTTTTTGTGAGGGCGTCTGCCTCCCGTGTCTCCACTACAGCTTGCACGGTAGCGTTGAGTCGTATCCAGTCTTCCCGCGTAAGCGCGTCAAGCCTGGCTCGGGCGATTGTGAAAGGCCAATCAACTGGTGCGGATTGCGCGGGCTCCTGCTCGCGGTTGTGCACGTTGTCCATCCATCCGACCTCGAGCTGCAGCTTGTCCTCAATCTCCCGCGCCATGGGGCTGCCCATGTTGTAAGGCTTGCCTCCCCGGTCGTGCCTTACGTTGGCGTTGAGTATTCGGGTAAGCGTGGCAGTCTCGTTCCGGGCATAGCCCAGCTTCTCGCAAAGGTTCGCCATCCCGGCGTGCTGGTCGACCAGCACTTGCAGGTTGGCGCGCCTGATTTCTTCAACAGTTCGCATCCGGGCGATTCCACTGTCCACGGGGGAAAAAGAAAATTCCCCAATGGGTCTTGCGTTACTTTCCCCATTGGGGAATAAAATGCGCGCCATGGACCTACTCAAATCTTGGTTGACCGGCGGGAGAGGGCGTTGCGCCGGGTTGGCGCGCCACCTCAACGTCTCGCCCTCGTTCGTGAACAAGATGGCGAACGGCGAGCGGCCCATCCCTGCCGAGCACGGGGCTGACATTGAGAAGTTCACCTTGGGTGCGGTCTCCCGCCCAGCGATGTTCCCTGTGCGGTGGAAACGGATCTGGCCCGAGATGGTGGATGCTGCGACGCAGGGCGCGGCCGCTCTTGACGTCGGGGATGGCAATGCATAGGCCCATCACCCGCCGCAACATGTTGGCGGCTGTACTTGCGATGTCGTGGGTCAGGACAGCCAGGCCCACCCACGCACGTGCGCCGATCTTCCCGGATCTCGCCAGCGACGTCGCTGCGTTGGACGCCGTCAGGCTCTCCGATCGCTGGATCGATTGGCGCGCTACGCGCCCGACCCACTCACTGCCGCCCCATGCAGGCCGGTCAGCAGAGTAGCCGTGGCCACATCCCCTTCTTTTTCCGCTGCCGCCCCGAACGTGGCCAGCGCTTCCGCGAAGCGCCGCTGCTCGGCCGCCGGCATGTGCTGCACGGCCAGCATGGTCAGCGCGCCCAGCGCCGCCTCGATGGCGTCGATGCGCTGCAGGGCCTCCTCGAGGCGCTGTGGTGTGTTGGCCGGCATGGATGTGTCCTTTCTTGGTTTCGTGGTTGCCAGGGGCGTGTTCCGCCCCGGGCGCATTTTCCGCCCGGTGCCCGTCCTGGGCCTGGGCGGCTTTTTCTTGCGAGGTTTCGGTGCATGGGTTCATGCACCGAAGTCTCTTTTTTTTGCCTCGCCGAGGCATTCCGAACGGTTCCGAAAGATTCGGAACGGTTCGGAACGGGGCCGGAAACCGGCCGGATCACAGTAGAGAGGTGACCCATGGATGACGATGAAATCCTGATGTATGACGATGAGTTAGACGCGGCCAAGGCGGCAGTGCAGCGCCTGGGTGGCGCCAAGAAGGTGGGCGAGATGCTCTACCCCGAGAAGACGCCCGAGGCCGCCGCACGCTACCTGCTGGATGCGCTCAACCCCTCGCGTTCCGAGCGGCTGAACCCGGGCCAGGTGCTGCTGCTGATGCGCAAGGCGCGCGAGATCGGCTTCCACGGCTTGGCTGCTTTCTATATGCGTGGCGCTGGATACGCCCCTCCAGTGCCGCTAGACCCTGTCACTGAGACAGCGCGCATGGCGCATGCACTGGAGCGTGTCATGGGCACAGCGCTGCAGATCGCAGCTCAGCTCCGGCAGATGAACGGGGGCAAGGACTGATGGACAACTATCAGGACGTCCTGCACCAGATGGAGCAGTTCGGCATTGAGCTGCGCCAACGCGACCTGAGCCTCATGCATGAGCGAATCCGTGGGGGCCGCAAGACCACCTGTGGTAAGGGCGGAAAGGATTGGTACAAGCTGCACCTGTGGCAGCCAGACGCCGGCGGCACGTATGTGGTCGGTTCGTTCGGCACCTATCGGCACGGTGGCGATTGGCAGAAGGTGGAGATTGACCTGGCGCCCCTGTCCGAGGCCGAGCGCGCCCGCCAGGCCGCCCACCGTAAGGCGCTGGCCGAGGCTGCAGCCCTCGAACGTGCCCACGAGATCGCCAATGCTGCGGCCGAGGCCATCGATATCTGGCGCAAGGGCGTGCGAGCGGCCACCACGCCCTATCTGGACCGCAAGCAGGTGCAGGGCGAGGCCTTCCGCGCGCTGGATCGCCCGCTGTCGCTGCGCTGGCCTTCCCGCAAGCGTGGCGAAGATGACGTGGTGGTGCGCCTGCCGGTCGGCACCACGCTGCTGCCCCTGGTGCGGCCAGATCTGCCGCGCGACCAGGCGCTGCGCGGCCTGCAGTTCATCAAGCCTGATGGCATGAAGATCTACCTGCGGGCCTTCGACAAGCCGGGCTGCTGCATACGCCTCGGCGAGATCGACGCCGGCAGCACCGCGCTGCTGTTGGTGGTCGAGGGCTATGCCACGGGCCTGACAGCCCGCATGGCGGTGGACCACCAGCACCCTGTGTTTGTGGCCCTGGACGCGGGCAACCTGGCCGAGGTGGTGCGCGTGCTGCGCGGCCTGTACCCGGCCACGCGCATCCTGATCCTGGCCGATGACGACTACATGACCCGGGACAGGCGAACGGGCGCGCTGATCAACCCGGGCCGCACTGCCGCCAGTCGGGCCGCCAAGGCCACGGACGGCTGTGACTTGGTCTGGCCCATCTTCAAGGCCTCGACACGGGGGCCGAAGGATACCGACTTCAACGATCTGCACGTCCTCGAGGGCCTGGACGTGGTGCGCCGGCAGCTGGTGGGCGTGGTCGAGGCGATGGCGAGGCGGTATGGCTGAGCACACCGACGACATCAACGCCGGCGGGGCCTCGTTCCCGCCACTGCCGCCACCGCATGCGACCGAAGAGTCGCATGCTTCGTCCGCTCTCGGCGCGTCAGCGCCGCTGGATAACTCTGTCGTGCACGTCGACTTTCAGTCGGGTGTGCGCGTGCCGGGCGAGGCGCAGGCCGAGCCATCTTCTTCGCGCCCCCGCCCCCCCAAAGTAAGCGCAGCTGCGCGCGACTCTGGGGATGGGGGTGGCAAGGCCCCTGCCGACAAAGCCGATCCGCCCGTGCAGGGTAAGAAGAAAGAGAAGACCGTCGACTGGGGCAAGTTCAACCACCTGGCAGAAAACTTCGTGCTGATCTACGGTACTGACACGGTATGGGATGGCGCGGAACGGTTGATCATGAAAATCGCCAACATGGGCCACGCCCATGGCGCTGACATGGTCCGCATGTGGAAAGCCAGTGAGAAGCGCAAGACCGTGCGGCTGGAAGACGTTGTTTTTGACCCGACCCTCAAGGTCGATCCGGCTAATAGCGTGAATCTCTACGACGGTATGGCGATGGTGCCAAAAGAGGGCGACGTCCAGCCAATGCTTGAGCTGGTCTCGTTTCTGACCAGCCGCGCCACTTCTGATGAAGCCGATACGGGCGACATCATGCACTGGCTGTTGTGCTGGTTGGCCTATCCACTCCAGCACCCTGGCGCCAAGCTGCGCACGGCCGTCGTCATGCATGGCGATGAAGGTGCCGGCAAGAACTTCCTGTTCGACATCATGGTCGCGCTGTACGGCAAGTACGGCGCACTGGTGGGCCAGGACGAGCTGGAAGACAAGCACAACGATTGGCGCAGCTGCAAGCTATTCGTGGTGGGCGACGAAGTGTCCAGCCGGGCGGAGCTGGTCCACAACAAGAACCGGCTGAAGGCGCTGATCACCTCGCCCACGGTGCAGATCAATCCCAAGCACCTGACCCGGCGCGAAGAGAAGAACCACATGAACATCGTGTTCCTCTCGAACGAGCTGCAGCCGCTGGCCCTGGACAACTCGGACCGGCGCTACCTGGTCGTCTACACGCCCAGGGCGAAGGACTTCGAGTATTACAAAGCGCTCGGCGAATGGCGGGACAACGGCGGTATCGAGGCCTTCTACCACTACCTGCTGAACTACCCGCTGGGCGACTTCCATGCGTATGCCCCGGCCCCCATGACTGACGCCAAGTCGGCACTGATTGCCATCAACCGCAAGAGCCCTGAGCTGTTCTGGTCGGAATGGCAGGCGGGCGAGCTGGATCTGCCGTACCACTCCTGTGCTGTCACCCAGGCGTATGCCGCCTACCTGAAATGGTGTCAACGAACCGGGGACCGTTACCCCTTTCCCCAGAAGGCGTTCACGCCCACGGTGATCCGGTTTGCAGAAGGGCAAGGCCATCCGATGCGCTCGAAGCCCATGAACGTTGTGCGGCCCGGCCAGGCCAAGAAGACCGAGCGCATGTTGTTGGTGACAGAGCCAATCCTGGGTGAGGGCGAGCAGCGCATGACAGAGGGCGAGTGGGCCACCTCGGCGGTCCGGGAGTTTGCGGATGCACTGCGCAAGTACTCGGGCTATGGCAGCGGCTCCCCGGCCCCCCAAGGGCAAGAGCCAGAGGTAGGTCAGTGATGCGGGCGAGTTACTCCATTACGAAGGTGCGTAACGCTGGAATCCAGCACTGGCGCGGGCTGTTACGTGATTACGCAGTTACGCATTCCACACACATGCATGCATGTGTGGGCAGGTGCGGGCGCATGCATGGGTGTGCGTGCATGCGTGTGCACGACATGCGTAACCACGTAAATGCGTAACTCGCTAGGCGTGGCGCGGGTTTCGTGTTTACGCGCGCTCGTAACCGCGTAATCACTTCTTTGTTTTTTAGAAGAGAGGAAGAAGACATGGATAGGCAGGATCTGGCGACGGCAGGCGGCGCGGCGACCCCGGCCCACCCCATCGGGTATACCCCACCCCCCGGCATAGGTACTCCCGGCGCAGGGAATCACGGGGGTAATTCGGCCCCCGCGCGAGCGCCAGTGGCTGGTCTGGGGAAAAGTGAACGAAGTGGTGAACGCTGGGGGTCGAAGTGAACGGGCGCGTGGAACTGGTCACGCAGGCCGAGTACGCGCGGCGGCGTGGAGTGGCGAAGTCCGCCGTGGCCAAGGCCGTGAAGGAACAGCGCATCACCCTGATCGACGGGAAGATCGATCCGGCCGTGGCGGACATTCAGTGGCAGCAGAACACGCGCGCCAGGGCCGACAGCGGGCGCGCTGCCGCGTCGTTGCCGATAGAGCAGGGGGGCGGGCAGTCCACCGCAGAAAACGCGTCTCAGGGCCAGGATGCCCCAGCCGCTGCGCCCGGCGATGACTACCAGAGCCTGCGCGTGCGCCGGGAACGGGCATCGGTGGAGCGCGAGGAGCGCGAGAACGCCCGCGAGGCCAAGCTGTTGGTGGCCCGCGAGGCGGCCTGGCGCGGCGTGTTCGATGCCTTCCGTGCGCTACGCGACGAGGCCATGGGCGTGTCCCAGCGCGCAGCGCCGCAGTTGGTGGGGCTGGCGGACTCGCGCGAGATCGAACGCATCATCCACGACGAGCTGCGCAAGGCCTTCGGCGCGGCCGAGCGTCGTCTGCAGGGCGTCTTGCCTGGGGAGGCCGACCAGTGAATCTCGCCGACGGTTACGCACTGATGGTCCAGGCAGCGGTCGAGGGCATGCGCCCAGACCCCGAGCTGCGCTGCGACGAGTGGGCCGAAGAGTTCATGAAGCTGCCCAAGAGCGGTCCCAAACCGGGCGAGTTCCGCTTCGATCACAGCTATCCGGCCCGGCGCGTGCACCAGGTGCTTTCGCCAGGACACCCCTGCAAACGCGTGGTTGCCAAGGTCGCGTCGCAGATGTTCAAGACGCAGACGGCGCTCAACTGGATCGCCTCCCTGATCCATCGCCGGCCGCGCAACATCCTTGCCCTCGAGCCCACGGATACCCTGGTTAAGCGTTTCTCGGCGCGGGTCTCCACGATGATCCGCAACGTGCCGGAGCTGGCCGAGCGGGTGGCCGCTGCCAAGAGCCGTGATTCCCGGAACACGGTGCAGGCCAAGGATTTTCTGGGCGATGCGACCCTGTACATGAACACGGCGGGCTCGGCTGCCAACCTGGCCGAGGTCTCTGCCCCCTACATCTACGTCGACGAGATCGACCGTCTGGAACTGAACGTCGACGGCGAAGGCGATCCTGTCGAGTTGGCCGAGGCCCGGGCCACGCAGTACGCGAACGACAGCAAATTCTTCTATACCTCGAGCCCCGCCATCGAGGGCTTCTCGAAGATCGACACCCTGTTCGAGATGGGCACCAAGGAGTACTACCACGTCCCTTGCCCTCATTGCGGCGAACTGCAGCCGCTGCTGCTGGAGAACTTCAGGTTCCGGCGCGACGAAGAAACGGGCTTCATGGATCGCGCCTGGTTCGTCTGTCCGCACTGCTGGTGCGAGATCGACGAGCGGCACAAGACCATGATGCTGCGCGACGAGGTCGCCGGCGGACGGGCGCGGTGGGTCGCCACGGCGCAGGGTGATGGGGAGACGGTCAGCTTCACGCTGTCGGCCTTTTACATGCCTGTCGGTGCGGTGACATGGCTCACGCTGGCGCGACAGTACGCCCGGGCGAAAGATCGCCTGGCGCGCGGCGACCATGAGGGCATGCAGGTGTTCTACAACACGCGCCTGGGCCTGTCGTACAAGAATTCCGAGACCGTGACCACGGCCAAGCAGCTGCGTGACAGGGCCGAGAAGTACCCGCTGCGCGTGCTGCCGGACGCGGCCCTGGTGGCCACCATGACGGCAGACACCCAGCCCAACCGCCTGGAGGTGCAGATCGAGGCCTGGGGGCCTGGCATGGAGCATTGGGTGATCGATTTCATCGTGCTCAATGGCCCGCCCACGGACCCACCGGAGACACCCGGCAGCGTGTGGCAGCGCCTGGATGAGATCCGGCGCACGCCCCTGCTGCACGCCTCGGGCCGGCCCATCATGATCAGCGCCTATGGCATCGATGCCGGTGGCGCGAACACCCAGGACGTCTACAACTACGGCGCGGCCCGCCGCACCCTGAATTGCACGGTGCTGCACGGCTCCTCGCGTCCGAACAAGCCCATCATGGGCAGCTCGCCCAGCCGCGTGGACATCGATTGGGGCGGCACCAAGACGCCTGGCGGCGTGGAGCTGTGGACGGTCGGTACCGACGTCGCCAAGGACTGGCTTTCCAACCGCATGCAGTTGCTCGAAGGCCCAGGCGCCATGCATTTCAACGATGCTCTGCCGCCCGAATGGTTCGACCAGATGGTGGTTGAGCAGTCGCGCACGCGCTGGCACAAGGGCCGCGCCATCCGCGAATGGGTCAAGCCCAACGGCGCCCGCAATGAGGCCTGGGACGTCAGCGTCTACAACCTGGCGATCGCGCACCAGTTGGGCCTGCACAAATGGACCCCGCTGGACTGGCAGCGGCTGCGTGACAAGCTGATCCCGCCTATCGGCGACTTGTTTGCGCCCGTGCCGGCGCCGGCCCCCGTGCTGGTGGCTCCACCACCCCTTACTGTGCCGCCGGCCCCGCCCTCGGCACCGGCCACTCCGGCGCCGTCGCCGGTACAGACGTCTGTACCTGCTGAGCCGCCAAGCCCCGCGCCTGTAGTCCTGCCGCCGCCGGCAATGCCGCCACCGGCACCTGTTCCCGCTCCGCCCGCTCCCTTGCCCCCCATTGCCCGACCGGCGCCTCGCCGCCGCATTTATTCGAGAGGAATCCAATGACCCGCCACGACGATCTACACGACCCCGAAGCCCTGCGCCTGGCAGCCGCCGCGCCGGGCCAGGATGACGATGCCGAGCCAGATGCCGGCGATGAGCAGCGAGATCTCGACCAGCTGTGCGAGCGCTGGGTGGCCTGGAAAGCCACGCGGCGCTTCTACGGGCCGTCGCCGAGCATGGGGTCGATCCTTGGCCAGCTCAGCAGCGCTCGCACCAGGCCGCTGCGTACCGATGGGCCGAACGCTGCCTGCAGCGCAGAGCTGGCGGCCTTTCATCTCGCGTACCAGTGCCAGCCGGATGCGCTGGACAAGCGGGTGTTTGACCTCTACTACGTGCATCGGGTCACGCCCGTGAAGGTCGCCGCCTCTGCGCTGGAGATCAGCCGACAGCACTACTACCTCGTGCTGGCCTCGTTCCGAAAGCGGCTTTACTCTGCGTCTCAAGCCATTCTTGAGGAATGGAATCCAGGCAATGGCGCAGAAGTCAAGGAATAAAGTGTCAGCTCTGGATATGACAATTTAGGGCTCGCTTCCATATGACACTTTGGCCCAAAATTCGTACTAATTCAGGTAGGTCTAAAAAATCCGCCTGACGCAGAAAACACCCTCCCGACACCCAACCGCAGCAGCGAAAGTCGGTATCAGCCCCCGGTCTCCGAAAGGAGTCGGGGGCTTTGTTTTGGAGCCTCCATCCATGCTTTCCATCCACCGCACGGGCGCCTCGATCGCCGACGTGATCGCGTCCGTGCGCGGCGTGCCGTCGCGCATGATTCCCTATGCGGCGGCCACGGCGCTGACGCGCTGCGCCAAGCAGGCGCAGACCGAGGATCTGCCGGCCGAGATGCGCAAGGTGTTCTCGAACCCGGTGCCCTACACGCTCAACGCGCTGCGCATCGAACCCGCCACCAAAGACAACCTGGTGGCGCGCGTGATGGTCAAGACCGGCGCGCACGCCCCGGGCGTGGCCCCGGAAAACTTCCTTTTCCCCGAGGTCGAGGGCGGTGCGCGCAAGCACAAGGGCCTGGAGATGGCCCTGCGCTATCAAGGCGTGCTGTCGCCCACGCAGTACGCCATGCCGGGCGCGGCGGCAAAGCTGGATGCCTACGGAAACGTCAGCGGCGCCCAGGTGCGCACCATCCTCAACGCCCTCAAGGGCATCCGCGCGGCCAGCTCCACGCGCGACCGCGCCACGGGCGCCAAGCTGCGCAAGGGCCGGCGCCTGGCCAATGACATGTTTGTGGGCCAGCCGCAGGGCGGCGGCCGGCCGGACGGCATCTGGCGGCGCGAGGGCAAGCGCCTGCGCCCCCTGTTCATCTTCACCACCGACGCGCCGGACTACTCGGTCCGGCTCGACTTCAGCGGCACCGTGCAGCGTGTGGCGATGGAGCGCTTCCGCCCCGAGTTCGAGCGCGCGATCGCTGACCTCCAAGCCAAAGGATCATGGCAATGAGCACCCCCGCCACCGAGCTGGAACAGGCGCGCGAGCGCCTGCAGGCCTATCTCGCCGCCGAGCTGCGCATCCTCAATTCGCAGGAGTACACCATCGGCAACGGCCAGACCGCCAGGCGGAATCGCCGGGCCGAACTGGAGTCGGTGCGCGCCGGCATCCAGCAGTGCCGCGCCGACATTGCGCGCCTGCAGGGCCAGACCAGCCGCGTGCGCCGTGTCGCATATCTCTCCCCCCGGTAAGCCGCCATGAACCTAAACATGCTTGACCGCGCGATTGCAGCGGTGGCTCCGGGCTGGGCGGCTAATAGGGCGCTGTCCCGCGCCAAGGTCGAGGCCCTGGGCGCCATGCAGGCCATGGGCGGCGAGATGCCCACGGCCGGCTCTGCCTCGCCGCGCCGCTTCTGGAATCCCCGGCCCCGGGATGCCCGGTCGGACACGATGCGCCAACTGCCGTTCCAGCGCGCCGCATCGCGCGAACTGGCGCGCACCAGTCCCATCGCCGTGGGCGCCATCAACACCAATATCGACCGCGTCGTGGGCACAGGCCTGGCGCTCAGCGCGCAGCCTAGCCTCGCGGTGCTGGGCTGGTCCAAGGACCGCGCCCTGGCCTGGAAAGCCAAGGTGCAGCAGGAATTCAGCCTGTGGGCCGACAGCACCGAATGCGACATCGAGGGCAAGCAGAATTTCTATCAGCTGCAGGCCCTGGTGCTGCGGTCGGCGTTGGAAAGCGGCGACTGCTTCTCGCTGCTGCCTGATGGCGAGCGCACGGCCACCCAGCCCTACAAGCTGCGCATCCAGGTGCTGGAGGCCGACCGTGTCGGCAACCCTGGCGGCAAAGCCGATACGGACACCGAGGCCGGCGGCGTGCGCCTGAACGCCCACGGTGCCCCGGAGGCCTACCACCTGTACGACAGGCATCCAGGCAGCGGAACGGCGATGGCGGGCGGCCTGTACCGGGGTGAATGGATCGAGCGGCTCGGCCGCAGCGGTCGGCGGCGCATGCTGCACCACTTCCGCTGCCTGCGTCCCGGCATGCCCCGGGGCGTGCCCTATCTCGCGCCCATCATCGACTGCATCAAGCAGATCTCGCGCTACACAGAGGCCGAGATCATGGCTGCTGTGCTGACCGCCTACCTCACGGTGTTCATCGAAGCGCCAGGCGGCAACTCGGCGCCGGTGTTCGACGGCGCGAGCGCGACTCACTCCGAGGCCCCTGCCGATATCGCCCTGGGGCAGGGCGCGGTCGTAGGCCTGGAGCCGGGCGAAAAGGTTCACATGGTGAACCCGATGCGGCCGAATCCGAATTTCGAGCCCTTCATTCAGGCCGTCATCAAGCAGATGGGTATTGCTCTGGGCATCCCCTTTGAGCTGCTGATCAAGCAATTCAACTCCAGCTATTCCGCCAGCAAGGCCGCGCTGCTGGATGCCTGGGTGTACTTCCGCAGCGTGCGCTACTGGCTGTCGCTGAGCTTTTGCCAGCCCGTTTTCGAGACCTGGCTGGCCGAGGCCGTGGCCATCGGCCGCGTGCCCGCGCCGGGCTTCTTTGCTGACCCGCTGCTGCGTTGGGCCTACACGCGGGCCGCTTGGCCGGGCGACAGCATGGGCAGCATCGATCCCAAGGCGGAAGTGCAGGCGTATGTCGAGGCCATCGACGCGCGGCTGATGACGCGCGAGCGCGCTGAGTGGGAGCTGTTCGGCAGTGGCTGGGACGAGACCTACGACCAGAAGCTGGCCGAGTACGAGCGCCTGGTGAAAGACGGAATGCTGCCCACGCCCAAGGCCGGCGCCGCTGCGCCCCAGCAGCCGAAGAGCAACCCCAAGAACCCCGCAACGCAGGAGCCTGCATGAGCACAGATTTCACGCCGCTGGTCGAGCCGCACCACGCGCGCCGCCGTCTGGCATTCGATCCCACGGTGAACCTGGGCCACATCCTCACCTTCGTGGGCGCCTTGGTCGCTGGCGTCTCGGCATACAGCACGCTGGACAAGCGCATCAGCGTCATCGAGTCCCAGGCCGCCGTTGTTACCGACCGAACCCGCGAACAGGACTCGCGCATGAAAGAAACGCTGTCTGACATCAAGAGCGATGTCAAAGACCTGCAGCGTTCGCTCAACGACGTCAACCGCAATCTCGGTGGCACGCCTACAAGGGGGAGCGCACCATGACGCTGCACGACCTGATCCTGGGCGCCTGGGCCATCGAGCCGGGCATGCTGCGGGAGATCCAGGGCATCTACGCCATGCATCTGCGCGGCGAGAGGCTGGACCTCGACGCCATTGAGGCCCGGCTGGGCCGGCCGCTGGCGCACGAACAGCAGGAGTACGAGGTCTTGCCCGGCGGCGTGGCGCTGTTGAGGCTGTCCGGCGTGATGGCTCCCAAGGCCAACCTATTCATGCGCGTGTCGGGCGGCATCAGCACCCGGCAAGCCACGCTGCAGATAGAAAGCGCCCTGGCGGACGCTCGGGTGCGCAGCATCGTGGTGGCGATGGACACGCCTGGCGGCAACGTGATCGGCGTGCCGGAGTTCGCCCAGGCCATACACGATGCCGGTGCCATCAAGCCGCTGGTCATACACGCCAGCGAGATGCTGTTGAGCGCGGGCATGTGGGCTGGCAGCGGCGCCAACGCCATCTATGTCAGCGGCTCTGTCGTCAGCGTGGGCAGCATCGGCGTGGTGGTGGACCGCGAGTTCGACCCCTCGTCTCGTGTGCAGCAGGAAAGCATCACTGCGGGCAAGTACAAGCGCTTGTCCAAGCCCAACGAGCCCCTGTCCGATGAGGCCCGGGCCGTTGTCCAGGCGGACGTGGACTACGTCTACACGCTGTTCGTGGACGACGTCGCGCGGTACCGGGGCGTCAGTGCCGAACAAGTTCTGGAGCACATGGCCGATGGCCGCGTGTTCCGTGGCCAGCAAGCCATTGATGCGGGGTTGGTGGACGGTGTCTCCACCCTCGACGCATTGCTGGAGCGCATGGCCGCAGATCCCACCGAGTTCGCGTCGCGCCGCAAGGCCGTGATCAAGAAGCCGGTGGCCCCGTCAGCAAGCGCCGGTGCTGCGCCCAAAGACAAAACCTCAACCCGTGATCCAAAGGAAACAGCAATGTCCGATCCCATCACGCGTGCGTCTTTCGAGCAGGACCACGCCCCACTCTTCGCGGCCATCAAAGCCGAGTTCCTCATTCTGGGCGCCACCCAGGAGCGCGACCGCATCCAGGCAGTTCTCGCCGTGGGCGATGGCTTGCCCGGCCATGAGGAGCTGCTGCAGGGCCTGGCTTTCGACGGCAAGACCTCGGCGGCCGACGCCGGCCTGGTGGTGCTCGGCGCGGAGAAGGCGCAGCGCGCGGCGGCCATCGAGGCCCATAAGCAGGACGCGCCGCCTGCCGCCAAGGGCAGCGCCGCCCCGGCCGACAAGGGCGAAAAGACCAAGGCGCAGCAGGTCGAAGAGGCCAAGGCCGTGGCGAAGGAGAAGGGCATCAGCCTCGTCGCCGCGCTCAAGGAACTGGGCTACGCCAGTTGAGCGCCCGGATCGTCAACCCATCACTAGGAGCAACAACATGCCCTCCGGGAACATTTCCACTCTGACCCTCACCGTGGTGGCGAGCGGCGCCGTCTCGGCCGAACGCTTCGTCACGCAGTCCGGCGGCTATCCCGCCGCCGGCGGCGTTGCCTTCGGCGTCACGCGCACCAGCGCGGCCCAGGCCGGCGATCTGCTGCCCGTCGACGTGCTGGGCACATCCATCGTCGAAGCGGGCGCTGCCGTCACCCTGGACGCAGCCCTGATGGTCGACGCGCAGGGCCGCGTCGTGCCCTTGACCGTGGGCAGCAAGAGCCCCGTGGCCCGAGCGCTCGGCGCAGCTGCCGCAGCGGGTGAGCGCATCGAAGTTCTGCTGGTTCCGTCCGCCGGCCTGGTCAGCGCTGCCGCCTGATCCATCCCATCCCTGAATCACTCTCTGGAGAAACTCATGCCGCAACCCAACCTTTCCGATCTCCGCGTCGTCGATCCCATCCTCACCGAGGTGGCGCGGGGCTACGGCTCGCCAAATGCAAAGATCGCCAGCATCCTGTTCCCCGTCGTGCAGGTCGGCCAGCGCGCCGGCACCATCCTGGTTTTCGGCCCTGATAGCTTTCGCCTGGTGAACACGGCACGTGCGCCCGGTGCGAACACCAAGCGCATCCAGCTGGGCTATGCCAAGGGCAAGTACTCGCTGGTGGACCACCGCCTGGAAGGCCAGGTACCCATCGAGAATGAAGAAGAAGCCCAGGCCGTGCCCGGCATCGACATGGGCGCAATGGCGGTCAACACGGTGCAGGACGTGATGGCCAATGAGCGCGAGAAGCTCGCAGCCGATCTGGCGCGCAACCCGGCCAACTACCCCACGGAGAACAAGACGGCCTTGTCCGGCTCCAGCAAGTGGACCGACCCCAACAGCAACCCAGCCGAGGATGTCAACGAGGCCAAGGAAGTCGTCCGCAAGAAGATCGGCAAGAAGCCTAACGTCATGACGCTCGGCCCCAAGGTTCTGACGGCGTTGCGCAACCATCCCAAGATCCTGGACCGCATCAGCGTGACGGTGGACCGCGTGCCCGCGACCATCGATCAACTGCAGCGCCTGCTGGAAATTGAACGCATCGTCGAGGGCGAGGCCACCTATTACGATGGCTCCGGCTTCCAGGATATGTGGGGCCTCGACGCCATCCTGGCTTACACCACGCCTGCCTCCATGCAGCAGCGCGGCTCCCCGAACTACGGCTACACCTACCAGCTCAAGGACCGCCCGCAGGTCGAAGAGCCGTACTTCGACAAGAACACGCAGACGTGGTACTACCCCGTCTCCGACGCTTACAGCCCCGAGCTTGTCGGTGCCACGGCAGGTTTCCTGTTCCAGGGCGCGGCAGCGTAACGGCCATGCCGAAGTACACCGTACTGTCACCCGTCAAGCATGACGGGAAGCGCCACAGCTTGGGCAGCACCATTACGCTCAAGGCCGACGAGGGCGCGGCCCTGGTCGCCCTGGGCGTGCTGGAAGATCCTGCCATCGACGCTGCCCGCGCTGCTGCCGAGAAGGCCGAAGCGGAACGCTTGGCCGCAGAGAAGGCTGCAGCCGAGCAGGCCGAAGCCGAGCGTTTGGCCGCTGAGAAGGCAGCAGCCGAGCAGGCCGAAGCCGAGCGCCTGGCCGCTGAGAAGGCAGCAGCCGAGCAGGCCGAAGCTGAGCGCCTGGCCGCTGAGAAGGCAGCAGCCGAGAAGGCCGAAGCCGAGCGCTTGGCTGCCGAGAAGGCCAAGGGCGGGAAGGCCTGACCATGCTGGACCTCGACCGCGACCTGCGCGAGGTGTTCTACGGCGACGACTTCGCTCTGACGTTCTCCATTGAGCGCCAGGGCGCAGTCGTGGGCTCGGCCGCAGGGATTCTCGGCGTCATGGACGACGAGGCCTTGGACGGTCGGGTCTTCGCCGCAGAGCGCACGCTTCGGCTGCCCTCCATCCACGACCTGCATGAGCGCGATGTGCTGGTGATGCTTGCCGATGAGCCCACGATCGGCCTGCGGGTTGGGGATCGTTTTCGTGTACTGGCCGAGCCGCGGCGCGTCAACGATGGATCTGAGATGGAGGCGCTGCTGGGCAGCGTGCAGCCATGAGCAAACCCCATCCTGACGTGCTGCGCTACGGCGCGCCTTTCGTGATCGGACGCACCGTCTACCAGGCGCTGCAGGCCGCCCCAGGCTTGCAGGGTGCAGCCTTGCTCGACAACCCCTTGGCCGCTGCCGACCTGAAGACAGGCGGTCGGGTGCTGTTCGTGGAAGACCAGGCGGACAAGCCCAGGGGCGAGCAGCCCGGCCAGCGTCCCCGACGTTCCTACGGATTCTCCCTCGGGGTCATCAGCCGGGTGGAAGCCGCACGCGAGCAGGCCCATGCCGACTACCGCGTCGCCAAGCGTGCCGTGCTCGAGTGCATGCCGCTGCTCACGCAGATGGGCATCGAGATCGAGGGCGGCGGCATGGCCGAGGGCGAGGTGCGCTACCAGCTCGAAAACATCGACGTGGGCGGCGCCCTGGTTTTGGGCCTGTTTACGCTCGCCTACCGCGATCCGACATAGGTGTCGGATCGATTCAGCAGATTGCCCGCCTTGCGCGGGTTTTGTTTTTTTGGAAGGAAATCACCATGTCCACTACAGCACGTGCCATCCTGGCCGGCGGTCTTGTCTCGCTGAATCCCTGGAACACGGCCACTCTGGCTTACGACGGTTTCGGGCCACCACTGGATGCCGACAAGTTCGAGATCAAGCCCAATTTCGAGGAGAAGGTCTCGGAATCCCGGTCGCACCTCGACTATGGCCAGGCCCGAGCCTCGGTGGTGCTGCCCAAGCCCACCGAGATCACCATCGAGCTGTCGGCCGCCAGCACGACCGCCATGGCGATGCAGTTCCAGGGCCTGGTCGCAAAGCTCACTCAGGGCGCCGGCACGATCACTGCCCAGGAAATGACGATCAGCGCCGTGGGCGTCTGGTTGTCGGTGGGTAAGCGCAACCTGGTGGAGCAGGGCTTCTCTCTCGCCCCCGATGGTGCAGGCGATCCTTTTGTCCTTGGCACTCACTACGAGGTCAATTGGCTGCGCGGGGAGATCCGCGTTCTTGCGGTCGACGGCGCGCCGGCCAAGAACGATGTGGTGAAGCTGACCGCGACATACCAGGCTGTCGACGGCAAGAAGATCCTGGGCGGGCGTGTCACCCAGGTGCGTTGCCAGGCGCGCTTCGATGGAAAGAACATGGTCGACGGGTCGCCTATCGAAGTGGACGTCCACGAATGCGTGCTGGGCGCCAACAACGGTTTCGACTTCCTGGGCTCGGACTATTCGGCCATCACGCTGACCGGAAAGATCGTCACACCGCCCGGTAAGACCGAGGGCTACGAGGTCCGTCTCCCGACTGCAGGCGACTGATCAGCGGCGCGGTGCAGACGTCTGTACCGCGCCCATCAGCAGCAGCACCGGCCATCCCACCACCACGGTGGCGATGGCCCCGGCGCCGACCGCCATCAGGCGCTCGGAATCCAGCCACAGGCCCAGCAGGGCCAGCGGCAATCCCGCGCACACCAGCGCGATGCACCAGATCAATCCTCTCATCACCTGACCTCTGAGCGCCCAACATGGCAGACCCAAAGATCAAATACGACATCGAAGCCGCCGTCAAGGGCGAAGCCGATGCCGAGCAACTGGCGAAGACGCTGCGGGATGTCGGGGATGTGCTCGAGGGCGATCTGCAGAAAAGCGCCCAGGACGCAGCCCAGGCCCTCGAGGCGCTGGGCGCCAAGCAGCGGGCGCTGAATGAATTCGGGGCACTGAAGCTGCAGACGCAGTCTCTGTCGCAGGAGTTTGAAAAGGCCGTCTCCACCGTCGATCGGTTGGGCAATGAGCTGCAAGAAGCGGGCGGCAAAACGCAGACACTCGCCACCGCCGAGAAGACCGCGACCACAACCACACAGCAGGCGCACACCGAACTGCAGCGCAAGAAAGACGCGCTCAAGGCCGTGCGCGATGAGACCACGGGTACAGCCAGGCGCACGGACGACTACCGCAATACTGTTGCTGGCCTGAAGGAGGGCATCAAGGCTGCGACCGCTGAGCTTAAGTCTCAGCAGGCCGGCCAGCGCGAAGCGGCCCAGGCGGCGACAACAGCGCAGAATGCCGAAGCGGCTCTGCGCAAGGAATACGACCTGGCCATCGGCAGCGCCGCGAAGCTGTCGAGCGAGCTGCGCGTCAAGAACGGCACACTGGCCGCCGTGCGGGACCAGATGCAGGCCGTGGGCCTGAGCACCACGAACCTCACGGCGCAGGAGCGCAACCTGCAGGGCGCCGTGCAGCAAGTCCGCGAGGCCGTGGCGGCCATGGCGCCGGCCTACCAGCACGCCGCCGCAGCATCCTCGCAGTCCACCCAGGTGCAGGCAGCGAACCAGCGCACGCTGCGCGAGGGCATGTCCTCAATCAGCACGCAGCTGCAGCGTATCCAGCAGATCGCTACGGTTGCGATCGGGGGCGGCTACTTCGGAGGGTTGATAAAGGACGTGGCCGCCACGGCCGACGAATTCAAGAACCTTGAGGCCCGTGTCAAGCTCGCCACCGGCGAAGGCCCCCTGTTCGAGAAGTCCTTCGGCGGTGTGCAACGCGTTGCCCTGGCGACCAACAGCTCGCTGGAGGAAACCGGCAAGCTGTTTGCACGCCTGACCAAGACCTCGCAGGAAAGCGGCATGGCGGCAGCCACTGCGCAGGATCGGGCGTTGCGACTGACAACCACCATCAACCAGGCCACGCAACTGTCGGGCGGCGCGGCCGAATCCGCCAAGGCCGCGCTGACGCAGCTGATCCAGGGCCTGGATGCGGGCGTGCTGCGGGGCGACGAATTCAACTCGGTGATGGAGCAGGCGCCGCGCTTGGCCGAGGCGCTTTCCAAGGGATTGAACGTCACCACGGGCGAGTTGCGTGAGATGGCCGGGCAGGGCGCCCTGACGGCGGAAACTGTCATGAAGGCTCTGGAGGGCCAGGCCGATGTGGTGGCGCGCGAGTACGGCAAGCTGCCGCCCACCGTGGGCCGTGCCCTGCAGAACCTCTCCACGCAGTGGACCCTGTATGTGGGCGCGGCCGACAAGGGCCTGATCAGCAGCGCGAACGCGGCCAAGGTCATCGACGCCCTGGCCGGCAACCTCGACACCCTGGTCAACACGTTGACCGTGGCCGGCAAGGTCTGGGGCGCCATGCAGATCGCCAAGATCGCCGAGTGGTTCGCGGGCTGGGCTGCCAAGACTCTGGCAGCCACGCAGGCGGTCGAGGCCAACAGCGTTGCCACGGCCACCAACACGGCTGCGCACCGTGCCAATGCCATCGCTGTCAACGCCAGTGCGGCTGCCCAGGCGGCCAACGCTGCCGCCTCTGCCACCAGCACCGCCGCCCAGGCAGCAAATGCCAAGTCATGGGGCGAGCTGGGTGGCGCGCTCAAGGGTGTGGCTGTGTCCCAGGGTGAGCTGCAACGGCAATCCGTACAGACCACGGCCGCGCTTGATGCGGCCGCTGTGGCCAAGGGGCGATTTGGAGCTGCAGCCGCTGCGGCCAACGGCAACGTGGGCGTGCTCGGCCGGGGGGTGGGCGCCTTGTCCAACGCGTTGGGCGGCCCTGTGGGCGTGGGTGTTGCCATTGCCCTCCTGCTGCCGGAGATCAAGCGGCTGGGCGTGTGGTTGGGGGAATCCGCTGCGAAGGCAATGGGCCATGGCAAGGCCATGGAGGAGGCCGAGAGGCAGACGCGTCTGGCAGAAGAGGCTGCCAAGCAGCATGCAGAAGCACTGCGCCGCCAGGCTGTGGCCCTTGAGGAAGTTCGCAACCGTAGTTTTGACCTCAACAAGGAATCTACAGGGCTGATCGGCCAGTTTGACAAGCTCCGCAAGGAGGGAGATACGGCCGCCGAGGCCATCGCCAAGATCGGCAAGGATTTTGATCTGGGATCGGCGCCGGGCATCCGCAACGCCTCGGCCGTGCTCGACAAACTGGTCGCGGACGGCAAGATCAGTGCGAGCGAGTTCCAGGGCGCCTGGGTCAAGGCCCTTGATGGGCAGGATCTGATGAAGTTCGAGATCCTCGCACGCCAGGCCTTTGCAACGGCGGGCAGCGAGGCCAAGAAGCTGGGCAAGCAGATCGAAGAGGCCATCAAGTCGGGCGCCTCTGAGGAGGTGGTCAACGGTCTGCGCCAACGCCTGCAGGGCGCCCTTGCGGCGGCCACGCGAGAGGGCGAGCGCGTGGCCGAGATGATGGACAACGTCCTGCGCGCAGCCGTGCAGCGCACGGGGCTGGAGTTCACGGCGCTGGAGGGGCGCATCGGCGCGGCTTCCCGCAGCGCGCTCAATGACCTCGATGTCGTCATCGGTGGGCTGGGTAGGCTCAAGCAGCAGGGCATCGATGTCGGCCGCGTGCTCGAGGCCAGCCTGGTCAAAGCCATCAACACTGCGGACAGCCAAAAGGCCATCGACGAGGTGCGCGTGCGCGTCGAAGAGCTGCGCAAGACGCTGGGCGACAGGGTAGCCGATGGCCTGCTCGACCAGGCTAAAACCAAAGCCCTTGAACTGTCTGACGCCCTGGACAAGGCCAAGCCCGGAATCAACAGTTTGCGCGAAGCCATGAAAGCGCTGGGCGTCACGTCCGACGAGGCGCTCAAGCAAGTGGCGACCAGCTCGCGCTCTGCCTTTGATTTCATGGCGTCATCCGGTAAGGCGAGTGCGCGCGAACTGAGTGAAGGCTTCAAAAAAGCGGCCGAGGATGCGATCGCGGCAAACAAGGGCATTGCGCCCGAATGGGTGAAGTCGGCAGCTTCAGTGCGCGGCTTCAAGATCGAGGTCGATGATGCGGGTCGCGCGACTCTCAAGTCAGTCGGCGACGTTGGCCGTTCGGCCAAAGCGGCCGGCGATCAGTTCAAGGATCTGGGGCGCACCGCTGCAGACGTTCTGCGCAGTATGGGCATCGAAGCCGACAAGGTCTCGACCAAGGTGCAACAACTGGTCAAGCAAGGCCAGATGCTGAGCGCGGCCTTCCAGCAGCGTCAGGACAACCGCAACCAGGAAATCGAAGACTCCAAGTACATGAACAGGGGCACAACTGCTGGCCAGGATCTTGTGCCCACGTTCAACAGCCGCGAGGAAGCCGAGGCCTGGAAACAGGCCTGGCTGGAACAGTACGAGCGCGACAACCCTTTCCGCACCACGGCGGGCCAGCTCGGCAACTACATGCGCGATCTCACCCTGTTTGAGTTCGACCGTGAACTGGATGCGCTGAAGATCCGCGAAGCCATGGAGACCGCCAAGAAGAAGGCCGAAGGCGGGGCTGGCGGTGGTGGTGGCGAAGGCGGTGGCGGTGGCGGTGGCGGTGGCGGTGGCGGCGGCGGCGGCGGCGGCGGCGGCGGCGGCGGCGGTGGGCGCATCGACCGCATCGTCAACATTTACATCGGCAACAGCATGGCCTACCCCGTGCCCACAAACCTGACGGGCCAGCAGTCCATCGAAGCCCTGGCGCGCGAGGTGCTGCGCGTGATCGAGCAGCAAAAGATCCAGCTGGGAGCCTGACCTCATGAGCATTTTTCTGACTAACGGCGCCCAGGTGCTGGAGCTGCCGCGTGACCTGATCTGGGTGGATGAGCTGACCTGGTCGAAGGTCGTCCAGAAGACCGAACGCGGCATCTTCGGCACGCTGGTCATCGATGCCATGGCCCGCAACGGGGGGCAGCCGATCACGCTGCAGGGCGACGGCAATAGCGCCTGGATCTCGCGCGCCACGCTGCGCACGCTCAAGGCCTGGTCCGGCCTTCCCGGACTGCGCATGACGCTGCGCATCCTGGCCGAGGAATTCGAGGTCGTCTTCGATCACGGCGACGCCGAGCAGACGCGGGCCATGGCGATGCAGTCGGTCATCGAGTACAGCGACCCCGAAGACGAGGACTACTACTGCAGCCTGGTGCTGCGCTTTATTGAGGCGAGCGAAACCCTATGACCATCAAAGACGGCGACATCCGCCTGCTCGAATCCAAGGTGATGACCGATGACGCCAACGGCGGCGGCGGCCCCACGGGCAATGTCATCCCCTGGGGCAAGACCAACGGCGTGTTCGAAGACATCACCGAGGTCGACCGCGCCGGCGGTGACGTGAGCATCCGCCAAGTGCACGCAGCCGTGCAGACGCCCACCACCGAGCCGCTGATGGACGCCAACATCGTCATCACGGCCGTGCCCAATGACCCCAATGTGTCGATCACCATCGCACCCTGTGGCGTGTTTGCGCGCCGTTCGGAGATCGCGGCGGCCATCGCGGCCTACCTCATCCCGGGCACGGAGTGGGGCGGCTACCTGCTGGAGAACCACGTCCAGGGGCAGGCCTCCATCAAGATCTTCCACCGCCCAGGCACGCCAGCGCCGACCATCGGCCGCACGCTGATCCTGGTCTACAACGAGGGCCTGGCCAGCCAGGTGCTGCAGTACGTGCGCGTGCTGCGCGCCGAGACCGAGACCCTGCAGTTTTCGTACTCCAGCAGCGGCGGTTACACCGACTACACCGCCAGCGTCACCACCTGCGAGATCACGCCCCGGCTGCGCAGCGCCTTCCCCGGCTCGCCTCCCAACCGGGGCTGGTCGATGGACCCCAGCAAGACCCGCATCCGGGACACCACCGTGGCGGACGCGGCCAGCTTCTACGGAGCCCAGCCGGTGACGGCGGCGGTGCAACTGGGCGAGAGCCTGCTGCGCGTGGCCAGCATCTACACCCAGCTGGTGCCCAACTCCCGCACCGAGACCGCAGCGCTGGACCAGCGCCCGGCCGGCGTGCGGGAGTTGGTGCTCGCCACCTCGCCGCGCGAAATCCGCGTGCCCAATGCGCCGCACACGCGCCGCATTAAGGTCGGCCAGGAAAATCGCAGCTTTTCCTGGGTGGCCATCCTCAAGCCGTTCCCGGCTCCCAACACCCTGGTGGTGTCCTTCCAGGTGATGGGCGTCTGGTACACCGCATCCGACAACGGCCAGGGCGAGCTGACGGGTTCGGCCGTGGGCACGGTCACCTATGCCAATGGCTCCGTGTCTGTGTCCTTGCCAGATCTCCCCGACGTAGCCAGCTCCATCATCTTCCAATGGGGCGAGGCCTCGGCCTTCGTCAACCGCTCCAGCGCCACGGGCTGGCGTCTGCCCGAGCACGCCATGCGCCTGCCGCACCAGGGCATCAAGCCCGGCACTCTGGTCATCAAATGGACCTCGGGCGGCGTGCTGCGCACGGCCACAGACAACGGCCACGGCGTGCTGCAGGGCGCGGCCACGGGCGAGATCAACTACGCCTCGGCCGCGCTGCTGCTGCGCCCGCAATTCATGATCGACGCGGGCGGGCAGTTTGCCATCGAGTACGACTACGCGGTGATCGTCAGCAAGAACGTGGCGGTCACCCCTGATGCGGGCGGCTTCGGGGCCATCACCCTGGACACCGTGCCGGCGCCAGGCACGGTGGCCGTCGCGTGGGTCAGCGTGCGCAATGTCTCGGCCAGCTCCGGTGCCAGCTCCAGCGGCACCTCGGCTGCCAAGGCCGGCGGCAACGGCAACGGCAAGTTCAGTTACCTGCCCCAGGTGCCGCCGGCGCCTGCGCCCGTCGTCACTTCGCGCGTGCCCCTGTCCGATGGCTCGACCACGGGCAAATACATGTCCTCGGGCGGTGCACGTACCAGCGGCGAGACCGTCTACATCGAGGTCGGCGCCACCAGCTCGCCCACCGGCAATCACTACGTGCCACCCGATGCAGCGGGCGTGGTCTGGACGGATGCCGAGTACACGGCGGGCGTCAAGTCCATCGGCGGCGTCGAATACCGGCGCTGGGGCGCCTGACATCAACAAGGGAGAGCAGAACCATGGCAGGCGTATCCGCAGGCATCGTCACACAGACCACCCAGACAACGGCCACCACCTCATCGAGCCACAGCCGCACCAGCTACCAGACGACCAAGACCCAGGACACCGTGCGCCACCTGTTGACGGATGACGGCCAGGGCTCGTTCGGCCCGGACGGCTCCATCAACTATGCCGGCAAGTTCCTGAACATCCGCTTCCTGCAGCTCAACAGCAAGACAGAGGGCTACAACAGCGACTACGAGAACGCCAAGAGCTTCGAGACCACGTCCATGAGCGGTGCAGGCAGCGACCCGGGCTCGTTTTCCAACACGGCCAAAGGGGGTGACCGCAGCGACACCTCCGTCAGCGAAGAGCTGCTGGCCGGCAGCACGGTGACCGTGACCTACGCCGAGGACTTCGCCAGTGCCCAGCACCATGTCATGAATTTCACGCCCGAGCCGGTGGTGCTGGATCTGTGCCCCTACACCACGGACTACATCGTGCCGGGCAGCGTGCGGTTTCGGTGGATGGGCCATGTCTACGAGGACTACGACGGCGTGCTGGTGCGCGACCGCACGCCCACGGCGCTGGGCATCGTGGCCGGCGCGCTGGACTACTCCAGCGGCGTGGCGCGCATCTTTGACTATCTGGTCGACGGCCCGGCCACGGACCTGGTGGTCGAGAGCTTGTGGACGGTGCGTCAGAACTGGACCACGGCCAGCATCTTCATGCGCACGGCCGCCGCGCCCATCAAGCCCAGCGGTTTCGTGATGAACCTGTCTGACGCTACGGGCGAGCAGATCACGGCCTCCGCTGGCATCGACGGCGTGATCTCGGGCACGCACCTGCGCGGCAAGATCGACTACCAGAGCGGCGTGGTCGAGCTGCAGTTCGGCGACTATGTGCTGGACACCTCGCTGACCGCTGCCCAGAAGGCCGAATGGTGGTACTCGGCCGATGATATCGGCGCCGTGCAGCCGAACCGTATCT